TTTATAATAGGCAGTACAGTATTAATAAGAAACTTACCCGCCTCCAATAATGGTTGGAAAAAATATTTGTTGATTAATTTAAATAACTTCTTAACTTCTTCTACAACATTTTTTATAGTTTCGATAATTGGTTTGATATTATCAAGTATCATTAGTATGATACCACCAAGTAGGATGTTCACAAAGAAGTTTTTAATCCTATCAAAAAATGGAATTTTACTGAGTAACTTTTTACCTAAAGATAAAACACCACCTATCATTCCAAACCCAACTTCTCTCAGACGGGCTAACATTTTATTTTTTCTTTGAGTCTTCGCCTGATTATCTTTTCTCTTAAACTTTATAAAATTCTTAATAGTACGTGTTAATTTAGATATCGATGATTGAATTGATTCAAGCACATTATCTAATTGACTATTACCCGTATTTGGTTTTAGTGTCTTTATCTTGGGAGTCGATGAACCACCTTTAAAAAACTTAGTACCTGATACTTTTGCAGGTGCAAGTTTCTTCTGTGTCGAAGGTTTTTTGGCATCTTGTTTTTCTTTTCGTTGAACAATTTTTCCTGCAACTTCTTTACCAGACTTTGGTTTCTTTTTACCAGAACCAATTAGACCTTTTGCTGCACCGAGTAATAGTGGTAATGCCATTATCCTATACCGCCATAAGGTTAAAAATTGAACTGGTCAATTTTGGAGATGAGTTATTCCTATCTGTTGATGAGAATGATGCTGCAGCATCTCGACCAACACTTGCACTTGCAATTTCGTCACCACCAGCACCTCCACCACTTAAAGGTAATACTGCAGAAGCTTGATCAGTATTGGGTGGTCTTGGTGGTTCTGATCTACTATGACCTGGTTTGACTTCCATCAAACCCAAACCTCTTATCAATGAATCTTCTAGAGGTTTAGTAAGTATATCTAAATCAGACTTGGGTACTGCACCAGCCTTTGCAGCCTCTTGAAGTCCTGGTGACATATTACCAAGTTCAATCAAACTTGCTCCCCTATTAGTCCCTGCAAGACCATTTCTATGTGTCCTACCAAATGCACCATAATTTTTTGCAAAATCAGCTTCAACTGGATTGATAGCATCAGTACCAGGCATTGGAAGAATAACACCTCTACCCCCACCTGGTGAGGCACCAGATTCTACTGATGCGTCCATATGTAATTCAATTACTTCATATCCCTGTTCCTCAAGAGCTTTCAATCTATCCTGTTGTTTAGTGAATGCCGCCTGTGTTAATTCTGTTTCTGCATGCATGTTCATTACTGTAACCGGTACATCAGGTCCAACTCTTTTTCTCAAGTTAGCTACTAAATTATCTGCCAATTTTGGAGTGATTTCCATTTCACCTGGTGCACCGAGTCCTGCAGCATGACCAGGAACAATAATATAACCCTTAGGTCCTGCATCTGACCCTGCACCATAGTCTGCTGTTGGAGCAGAACTCTGCTTTCCTAACAACGAATTTTGTGGTGTTACAGGTGGTGTTGTTGGAGGTACAGGTGTTGTAGTTGGTGTATCTTGACTGGTATCACTGGTGGGTGCTGTGTTTTCTTCTTCAAGAGCTGCCAACGTTGCTTGAAGCATTCTTAACACTTTCTGGTTACTAGATTCACCAAGAAGACCACCCATTGTAGTAATACTATCGATGCCTCCAGAAATACCTTTAGTTCTTTCTTCAGCTTCTGTTACCTTTTTTCTATAATGCTCAAGCATTTTTTTCTTTGTCTGTTCATCAGCATTATTAAATCTCTCAACAACACCAGCAATTTGCATTGAATCAAGTTTATCAAATCCCATATTCATGAGCATCTGTAAGGCCAGACCTATACCAAAAGATGCACCACCCCTTAATGCACCACCAGCAGTTACTTTTGGAAGTTTCAATCCCTTAAATGGATTTGGTAATCTAAAACCAGTTTTAGGTGCACCACCGGTTCCAGTAGTGACTGGGGCGCTACCAGTTACTCTTGGTTTACCGGATGCACCCCTAGTTATATTCTGACCAGGTTTATTAGTACCACTACCTGAAGTTCTACCTGCGTTCTTACCCGCCCCCTGTCTTGGTTTATTCTGATTACCCTTATCATTTCCACCACCACCTTTAGGTGTTTTATTAGGTTTATCCCTATCAAGTAATTTGTTTATTATTTTTGGTATTATACCCAAGAAACCTTTTAAGACAAACAGTACTCCTTTTATTAGAGGAGAAAATAGTTTCAAGAAACCAAGTATCTTCAATCCAATATTAAGTCCAACAAGAGCAGCAATACCCAGAAGAATTTTATCTAGATTGTCCGTAATAAATGTAACTACATTCTGTATTTTCTTTTGATTTTCTGGGTTTTTAATCCAATCAAGCATTTTCAATACAAAACCACCAAGTAAGATATTCTTAAAGAATTTCTTGATCATATCAAGGAAACCCATCTTTGGAGCCTTGAATCCTTTTAGAGCCTTAGTTGCTTTCGTCTTTGCACTCTTTTCAGACTTCTCTTCTTCTGCCTTTTGTGCAGCCTTTCTTGCAGTCTTTGCTTCTTGTTCAGACTCTTTCTTCTCTTCACCTAGTATATCAGCAAGAAGACTATCAATACCAACCAGAGTTTGATTGATATTCTCAAAAGAGTCAGTAACTGCCTTACCTTTCGTCTCTATTTTATTTGATTCAGTTTCTTTAGAACCACTTAGAAGTTTTTGAGTGTTAACTGCAGATTTGTTATATTTTTTACCACTTTGAACTACCTTGGAGATATTGACAACTTTCTTTTTAGTTGGTTTAAATCTACCAGTCTTACTCTTTACTCTCTTAAATTCATTAGTGAGAAGTTCAGTCTCTTCAGTTGGAATCTGACTTTTAGACATTCTGCCTGCAGCCATCTTCTCACGAAGAAGAGTCTTATAAGTATCGTAATCAAGGTCAAATGTATCCTCTAAACCCAACAATCTTAATACTTTTGGATCAATAGTCTCATTAGCAGGTTGTTTAGTATCTTCTTTCTTCTCTGTACTAAACTTTTTGACAATGGCAGTTACAGCCTTCTTGTCTGGTTTTTTCTTAGCAGAGGGCATTGGCATTGGGCCCTGCTTTGCATTACTATTTTCTTTGGGTTTGCCAGTCCAGGAATCTAACCCTCCAGTATTATATTTTTCTTGTAATGGATCTGACATCTGACGGGCAAGATCCATCAAATCGCCCTTACCCTTTGCAAATTCTTTTTTCTTATCGGCCGACATCATATTATATACGGCAGATAAGTCCTTTATCTGATCTTCGTCAAGGTCTTTGAGAATATGATCTGGTAACTTATATGCAACTGATCTATCCTCATCATAAACCTTTTTTGGTTTTGCCTTGGCCTTTGGTGTTGCCTTTGGTTTTGGTTTCGCTTTTGGTTTTGGTTTCGCTTTTGGTGGAGTCTTTTTACTTTCATTTTCTTCGACCATACCTATGGCCATTTCATGTAGTTCAGTATTATTACGCCCCTGAACAATCTGACTATCAATATCACTCGTCTCTTTATCACTCAGAGAATTATAGTATTCTGACAGCAAATGTATCTGTTTATCATCCAATTTTGAGACAAGATCCTTCCCTAACTTATATTCATAAGCCTTTCTTGTTACTTTGGGATCTCTAGCCATTCTGTCTTGCCTTTTGCTTTTGTTCTTCTTCCTCTAAATGTTGTTGTAAGAGAGCAACGTAAATGTCTCTTTCAAAGGGCATCATATTTTCAATTTCAGTGAGAGAGTATTTGTGGTATTGCATCATCGCAAAGTTTAATTTAAAATAACTCTCTAGATCCATATGGATCATGCCTATGCGAAAAAACTGGATAAACCCTCCAAAACGATAGTACTTTTTACTTTAGTGCTTGGGTTTGTAATCTCAATTGTATGAGATAGTTTTGGCATAGTATCAAAGAAAACTTCAATGTCTTTAAACTGAGTTGAATTCATTTGTTCCAAGAAGTCAATAACTTCTTTTTTCGTACAGTCCTCAGTTGCCCAGACCTCTTCCTCACTATAGATCTTATCAATACATGATGCAATCAATTCAAATGATTGATTGATATCAGTGTTGTCTTCAAAGTCAAAGTTATTTGAAATGAATTGTTCCAGTGAAGGATACTTCATCTCCATTACCAAGGTATCATCAAGTTTAATCTTATTGGTATGGTTTTCGTTAGTTTGAACCTGAATTTCGTCAAGGTCAATAGTAACTGTTACGTTTGTCACTCCATCATCAGGAGCAACAATGTTTACCTCAACTTCTTCACCAACTGACCGAGCTCTGATATTCAAGAACAAATATTCAATATCAAAAGTCGGAAGTTTCTCTACTTTAATACCTCTAGTAAGAATACAACTTTTTAGAACAGATTTGATTGCGGTTTTAATCTGTTTTGTATTCTCACTTTCGAGAGCAAGAACCAAGAGTTTTTCTTCTTTGACTAGAAAAGGTCTATAAGTAATCTTCTTCTGGGTTGACGGTAATACCAAATCATACTCAGGAGTTACAATCTTCGGTAAAGGCATGATAAACTTATAATATAAGTAAAACTATTTATTATGTATATTTACGCTCTCTAATGTATCTAGTGTAGGACAATGAGATGTTGTATTTCAAAACATTACTTGCTTCATAACTCACTTGAGTTGGTGCAATACTAATTGGGAATGCATCTACAAAGGTATATTGCAACTGATAACTATCAGATTTACTTCTTCTTCTTTCTGCCGTTGCATTCTTCTCAAATTTAGTCAAATATACATTACTTCTATAAGTTTGGGGATAATTCATCCGATAACTTACTGCACTATTAAAATATCCTCTATTATCGGAACTTTGACCTGCAATAAAGTCAACCCAACCATCAAATAGTTCAATCACATCGTATCGATTATTCACCATAAAGGTCAAATCAAGAGTGTTTCCAAAATCCTTTCGATATGCCATTTTTTCTGACATACCAGCAAAGTCATTTGTTGCTTCATGAGTAAAAAGGTTTGCACCAGGAAGAGATGCAGCAGAACACATCAACTCAACGTTTTCACCATCTGCAGAGTAATTGAAATTTCTTGTTCCACTATTAAGAAAGCTCACCACTCTTGATGGAGGTTGAACTTTGACTTGATATACCGATGTCTGGGCAACATGAAGAATTTTACTCTTTAGTGCCGAGGTTTTAATTGAATTTGGAGATGGTCCAGGCATCTAAATATTTCTACATTATAATACTATGTATATTAGATGGGTCAAAGTATAAAGTCAATTTATAAACCATCACATCCTGAAAAATACCTTGGAAATTCAAATAATATCATTTGTAGAAGTTCTTGGGAACGACAGTTTTGTCGATACTGTGATGTGAATCCAAATATAGTGAAGTGGGCATCAGAAGAGTTCTCAATACCTTATATTTCACCAGTTGATGGGAGACCACATAGATACTATCCAGACTTTCTGATTGAAGTGAAAGAAAAGAGTGGTAAACTAAAAAAGTATGTAATTGAAATCAAACCCAAGAAACAAACTCTACCACCTGTCAAAAAGAAAAGAGTAACTAAAGGATTTATTTTAGAAGCAAAGACTTATGCAGTCAATCAGGCAAAATGGAAGGCTGCAGTTGATTTTTGTAAGGATAATTTGATTGAGTTTAAGATTATTACCGAAGATGAACTCTATCACTGGAAGAAATGAATAGATTTAAAGAAGAGGATGAAAATAGGATCTCAAGTATGACAGATCCTGATGACATGATGTTAGAAATCATGGAAATTCTAACAGAAACTGAAGTCATTCCTGATGTGGGTGGTTATTATACATTCATCTATCAAGCAAAAACTCCAAGAGTTGAATACGACCAATTTCCATTAATTGCTTGTGTTGGTGTTTATGAGTGGGGTTTTCGTGGTCTAAACTATCATTGGGGTGATTTTAGGAATTATACTTGGGAAGAATCATCAATTCTTCGTGTGGTATATCCTATGGAACTTAAACCACTTCGTGCAATTCCTTATCAAAGTTTTACAATAAATAACTAAACGGGTTAGTAACCATTATTAGGAGAAATACAATAGTGGCAAGTAAAGATACTTCAGGTTGGCAAAGTTTGGGTGGAAATGATCCAACAAAGTATCAGGCAACCCTGAACTATAATAACGGTACTATCGCGCCTTCTGGCCAACAAGGTAAAACTGATGTTGTTGTTACAACCAATAGATCAAATGGAAATTATGATGTATACAAAAAAACTTTTCTTGGTAACAAGTTAATATATCAATATAATGCTTCAAACGACAAAACAACAATAGTAAATCAAGCAGATTTTGATGATTTCTTTACAGGAAAAAATAGTCAACAATACACAAATCTAAATCAAAGTGTAAAACAAGCAACTTTAGATTTAGCAGAAGAGAATCTCTCTGGTAGTACCTCAAGAAAAGAATATCAGGAATTACAACAACAACCTGGTTATAAGTCACTTTCAAATACCGTAGACCCACCGGCCGTTGTTGAACTTGAAGTAGTACCTTTAAGTGGTGGTGAAGAACAAAGATCGGGTAGTAGTTCCGTTGATAATGGAACTCTTACTGGCGGTGATATGTTTACCGGTAGTAGTGACGCTTTTTTAGTACCTGTGGATGGTTTTTCTAATTTGAGTGGTTTTACAGATTTTGGATCATTAGGTGATGATGCATTTTTAGGAACGGCAGATGACATAACTGCCGCAGGAGATTCATTTGCAGCAAGTCTTGGTATAAGTAACACTAAACTTGATTTAAATGATCCATTCTATACTCGTAAGTTTGCTGAAGATGGTGAAGTACTAAAATATCCAGAAGCAGACCTTACATCCTTTGGGTACGATTATATTCAAATTACTGGTCACAAGTATACAACTAAGAATACTAATGGTTTTGGTCAGAGTGATAGTACTGGGGTATTTAATAATTCCTTTAAAAACTATAGTGTAAGTAGTAAGTTGGGTCAAGTAACAAAAATAATACAGTTACCGATGCAACCAGGGTTAAGTGAATCTAATGCAGTTGATTGGACACAAGACGAAATTAACGAAATTCAAAGAAGAGCGGCAGGTATTGCAGGTAATGCAATTAATGGTATAAGAGGATCAGATTCTCTTGGTGATTTGGGGACAGTTTTTGCTAATCTTTTGGGTAATACAGGTGAGGCCGCACAACAACTCATTAACGACAATGGATTAGCACCATTTATTACTGCGTATTTTGCTGGTCAAGCAGTTGGGGCTAATGTAGTAGGAAGATCTACCGGTCAGGTTTTAAATAAGAATCTCGAACTACTGTTTAAAGGCCCAAAATTAAGACAGTTTAGTTTTAATTTTACATTTACACCAAGAACTGACACTGAAGCAGCAACCGTCAAAGAAATTATACGGTTCTTTAAAAGATCAATGGCACCTCAAATAGCACCTCAAAGACTTTTTCTGTATACACCAGATATTTTTCAATTGAAGTATATACATAATAATGGGGAAGATCATCCATTCATGAATCGTTTTAAACCTTGTGCTCTCACTAACTTTAGTGCTAATTATACACCGGGCAATAGTTACATGACATATAAAGATGGTTCAATGACACAATACCAAGTTACTATGACATTTAGTGAACTCGAACCAATATATCAAAGTGACCATGATGTAGCAGGAGGCACTGGATTCTAATGGCAAACCCATATTTTAGATATATTCCCAATTTTGAATATGTAGATAGAACTTCTAGTGGTCAGAAAATCTCTGATTATACCGAAGTTAAGAATTTATTCAAAAGGGCCAAGATAAGAGATGATATTCTAAACAATCTAGGTTTCTTTACAAAATACCAGGTTGTTGGTGATGATAGACCTGATAATGTTGCAGAAAAGGTTTATGGTGATTCTAACCTTGATTGGTTAGTTATGTTGTGTAATAATATTATTCATTTTGAAGACGAATGGCCGATGGCTCAGGAATCATTCAATAACTACTTAATCAATAAGTATGGTTCATATGAAAATGCATATGCCACAAAACACTATGTTACAAGTCAAGTAAAGGATAGTCAAAATACAATTATTGTTCCACAGGGTGTTATTGTTCCTAGTGACTATAGTGTTACATTTTACGATCAAGGTCTAAATCAGACTATTACTCGTTCTGGTGCATATCCCGTATCAAACTACGAATATGAAGTATCGGTACAAAACAAAAAAAGAAATATATTCGTAATTAAACCATTCTATCTTGCGTTGATTATTGACGATCTTGAAGCAGTAATGCCCTATGGTAAGGGTTCTTCACAATATGTGTCTCCTAGTCTGGTAAGAGGAGAGAATATTAGACTCTTCCAGTAATAAAAAAAGTAATAGGGCCATTTTTCCCCCGGATTTTTTTGTCGGCATTTTTGTAATCAAGGCCGCGATTTCGCTAGGGTATAAAAAAAGGGTCGTAACCAAAGTTACAACCCTATTAAAAATTATATGTTATAGGTCAAGACTCGGCCAATTTGCTGAAATAGCTGAGAGGATCATCATCGTCATCAGTAGAGGATGTTGGTTCAACATTCTTTGATGCTTGGTAAGAGTCTTCAAGTTTTTGCATGACTTGCTCTTCACTAACAGCGCGTTGTTCAGTTGCTGCATAGTTATCATACTCGGTCTCCTGTGCTTCTTGACGTGCTTGTGATTTACTGCCTAGAACCATGTCTAGACGCTTCTTCAATTCATCATAAGATTTGAATTGATCTGCCGCAGTAAGAGCAGTCAATGAATACTGCTTCTTCCAGATTGCTTCCAAGGCATCATCATCATCCAAAAGAGGAGAGACACGATCAAACTCACTAGAGTCATAGTTCCAGTAACCTGCAACTTTCTTCAGTTTCAGTTTGAAGTTAGCACCCTGCCAGAAGTCAAAGGGATTGATTGCGGTCTCATCCTCAAACTCAGGTTGCATTGCTTCCATGATCTTATCAAAGATCTTCTTACCAAACTTATACAGGAAGACTTTGCCTTCATTCTGTGGATTGGCTTTGTCCTGGACAACATAGATGTTGGCGTAGAAGGACAGTTTACGTTTCTGTTTACGTACAGTATCTTTATCACTCTCATTACCAGTGTTCCACAACTCACGGTTGAGTTCACCGATAGGATCCTTACCACCAATGGTAGTCAGAGAGTTCTCAATGTACCACCCACCAGGTCCCTGGAAGGCGTGAGAGAACAACTTCACCCATGGTAGATCTTCACCGTCTGGAGCGGGAAGGAATCTAATTACAGCATAACCGTTACCGGTCTTATCCATTTCTGGTTTCCAGATGCGTTCATCCGCACCCCCACCTTTATTTTCCATCTTCTCGACTTCCTTCACCAGTTTGGAAGTCAGATTCCCAAGGGAACTTTGCTTTTTAAGGTCTGAAAAACCCATTTGTACCTCGTATTAAATGTATTTGGCTTGTGTCCCAGACTTGGGTGGGGTGTCTTGGGGACCCCTCTACTATACGACCCTCAAGAGGGGTTGTCAAGTGATTTTTTCATGTTCTCAATGATGTTAGTCATATTTGAAAACACATATGTCAGATCTACATCAGGAGGAAACCCGAGTTGCACTGCAGAAGTCATGATGTCATTTTTCATATCTTTTGCTTGTGGGTCATCAGATAAACTCATTCTAGCATAAAGAATTTGTTGTTTCTTCAACAACTCTTCTAACATTTCAATATGTTCAAGTTTATCTTGATCATCCATCGATGCAAAGGTAAAAACTTTTGTATAAATTTCTTCCTGGAGTTCAGCAATCCTTTTCATC